TGCACGTGCTGAGGCGGTTACATCACAGAACGCCGCCAAGATATCCGCAGCCCAAGCATCAACGTCAGCACAGCAAACCGAAGCTGACAAGACAATAACGGCAGGCTACGCTAAAACTGCAAAGACGGCGGCTGACAGCACTACGGCAGACAGACAGGCGGTGCAGACGTTGGCAGAACAGGTCACGGCTGACAAGGCGACAGTGGCAGACCATGCCGCACAGGTCGCAGAGGACCGCAAAACCGCTGAAACCGCTGCGCAGACAGCACAATCCATAGCTGATAGCCTGCCAGACGACTATGTAACAGCGGTCGGGAAAATCGCAGAGAACACGGCAGACATTTCTGCGGTAAAGCTGACCGACAAGGAGTTGCAAAGACGTGTAAACGCACTGTTTGACATAGGTCAGGGTGTGACGCATAAATTTGAAACAGATACAGATACGGCATATACCAAGACAGTTCCGACAGGGGCGAAGCTGATGTCGGTGAAGTCAATAGGCGGTCATTCTGAGGCCATTGACGGGGAGATTATCAGTGCTGGTACGACAGAAATTGTCGAGCAGGGAAAGAATTTGTTTGACAAAAGTGGCAAAGAAAATAGCGATGCCTATACAATTCCGATGTATTATAATGGTAGGTACAAGGGTTTGAAAATTCCGTGTGAAAATGGTGACTATATAATATCAACAAAACACAAATCTGGGTATGTTTCGGGCATGAGCAAATCAGTGTATGTGTTTGATTCTGAAATCCGCACTGATAATAATATAACAGGACTGATTATAGAACACTTAACTGGCTATGGTTACAATGTCGATAAAACTGGAATTATCTCGGTTAAACACGGATACATTATTTTATCTGTATTTAGTGGAGAGTCTACAAGCACTGATAGAAAATCATTTTTTGATTTGTGCGATATTCAAATTGAAAAATCCCCAACCGCCACAGCCTACGCCCCCTACCACAGCAACGTTTACCAGATACCCGAAGCAATCAAGGCACTGCCTGGCTACGGCTGGTCGGCAGGAACGGCACGAAACTACGTTGATTATGAAAATAAAAAATACTATCAATGTGTGGGCAACGTTGATTTAGGAACACTAGGTTGGACATATAGTAATATTTTCGGGACAGGTCAGAATGGATTTTCAACTGACGCACAAAATGACATCTATAACATGAAATCATATCCAGCGGCTACTATGCCAAATTGTCTTTGCACAAAATACCCTGCGATTACTGCATCTGAACAATCAACATCAGGGGCATGTGGCATTAGTATATATAACGGTTGGAATTTGCCAACTGTGGTTAAGGTTATTGTGTTTGACACCGCCTACACCGATGCCGCCGCATTTAAACAGGCAATGCAGGGTGTTATCCTGTATTACGAACTAGCGAACCCAATCGTAACAGACATATCAACTCTAATTGACGATGATTTTCTACGGAATATCGAGGTAGAAGCAGGGGGTTCAGTGACATTCAAAAACAGCAATGACAACAGCTATCGCATACCAGTGCCGTCGGAAGAAGAATATATCGTGAAGCTGAGTGAAGTAGGAGGTACAACATGACGAAATTGCAAGAAGAAATGCTGAAAGCCGCAGGGCTGACCACAGAAGATTTTGAGAAACCTACAGTGACCGAGCAGGACAAGATTATGGCACAAGTGCTATACACAGCCGCTATGACAGGCACGCTGATAGGCGAGGAGGGCGAGTGATGTATTACAGCATTATTAAACGTTTCTATGATCTGGGCGTGTATTCGCTGGCAAAGGTCAGAGATTTTGTCGGGGCAGGCGTTATTAGTCCGGAGCAGTTCAAAGAAATCACAAAGGAGGTATACCATGAAACAGAAGTTAGCGAAGCTGATTGATGTGAAGTCGATAGTAACGATACTGCTTACAGCGGTTTTCTGCGTGCTGGCACTTCGCCGCACCATAACCGCAGAGCAGTTCATCACAGTGTTTACTGTGGTGATCTCGTTCTACTTTGGCACACAGTCAGCCAAAAGAAAGTCAGGTGATGACGAGTGACGGAAGCAATTATCGTTGCACTGATAACAGCTGCTTCGGCGGTAGTGTGTCAGCTCGTTATAGCATCTAACAGCCGTAAGACTATGCAACAGGCACAGTATGATAGCCAAAAGCTTATTGAGTACAAGATAGACAAGCTGTCAGAGCGTGTGGACAAGCACAATTCCGTTATCGCACGGACTTACAAGCTGGAGCAGGACTATGCTTTGATCGACGAGAAAATCAAGGTGGCTAATCACAGGATTGACGATTTGGAAAGGAAGTAATTTTTATGGCAAAGACATTCAAGGGTATTGACGTTTCACAGTATCAGCAGAACATTGACTTCAAGAAGGTCAAGGCTTCGGGGGTCGATTTCGTTATCATTCGTGCAGGCTATGGCAAGTACGCTAATCAGAAAGACCCATATTTCGAGAGGCACTACAAGGCTGCTAAAGCGGCAGGGCTGAAAGTCGGTGCTTACTGGTACAGCTATGCGGCGAGCGTCGAGGACGCAAAGGCAGAGGCTCAGACCTGTATCAACGCTATCAAGGGCAAAACGTTTGAGTATCCGATATACTTTGACCTCGAGGAGCGTTCACAGTTCGCAAAGGGCAGAGCATTTTGCAACAGCCTTGTCAAGACTTTCTGCAATGCACTTGAACACGCAGGCTACTGGGCAGGACTGTATATCAGCCGTTCGCCTTTACAGCAGTACATATCTGCCTACGTCGCTAAGAGATACGCTCTGTGGGTCGCTGAGTACGGCTCACGTTGCAACTACGGCAGAACATATGGTATGTGGCAGTACACAAGCAGTGGCAAGGTCAGCGGTATCAGCGGCAATGTTGATATGGATATCTGCTATGTGGACTATCCTGCAAAGATCAAGGCGGCAGGGCTGAACGGCTTCAAGAAGACCAACAGCTCGACCACAAAGCCGTCTGCAAGCCACGCCAAGAAGACAGTGACTTATACTGTGAAGCGTGGTGACACACTCTCGGGCATCGCACGGCGCTACAAGACCACTGTTGCGAAGCTTGTCAAGAACAATGGTATCAAGAACGCTAACCTCATTTATGTGGGGCAGAAAATCAAGATTAAGTAGGTAGTAAGACAGCCGTCTCGGACTTTTATGGGTCTGAGGCGGCTGTTCTTATCGTTATACTATTGACCATCGAACATTGCATTAATATTCATTGGTGGCATTACTATTGGTTCTATTCCTGGTTGTGAAGTTATCAATGTGAGTTCACTCCTCAAATAAGGGAATAAAATAGACACGGTATTTTTATTCATTATTGATTCTCTTAACAAATCATTACTGCATTCCAAACTGAAATTTCCACAAAGTTCAATAATTATATGAAAATCAGAATCGTTCATTGACGTAACTGTTAGTTTTAATTTAGTGCAAAAAACTGATTCATCAGATGTTTCAACTTCTTTTTTTAAGTTGAAATTCAACTCATCAATAGGGCACTCATTTGGATTTACATATTCAACTTGTGTAAATTTAATACTTAATGATTTTAAGATACTGTGCTGTTTCTGCGAAAGTTCCATATAATCCTCCTATAATCTATGAAGCCAATAATTCAGTTGAATCGTCTACTAAATAGTATTCGTCAAATAATTCCATAGCGGTTAGAAACAAAACATCATTCTTGATGCAACCGCTCTTATCAATTACACAACCACCTCGACCTTTGCATACTTCAGAGTAACCGATACCATTAAGTTCGGCAATAGATTTTATCATTTCTTTACTTATCATATATAACCCTCCATACTAAAATCTGCAGCAAGACGTAAGTTTTCAATTATACTCTTATCATACACACATATTTGAGTTTCTATGCCAGACATTAAAAGAAAATTAGTTTTGTGATTAGACGAAAATTGCATATCCATACAAAACGAACACATAATACCTGCAATTTGAAATTGATTTGCGAAAGAATCAAATGTAAAACATCTCTTTCTTTTGGTAACTTGAATACTAAAGTCTTTTGAATTTCTATTCAATCCTTTTGTAAAATCTAGACATATTCCATCACTTTTTATCGTTTTGTCCAAATCAAGGGCAAACTTTTTAAACTTTCTCAGATGTGCTGAATCTTCAAGATTGTATAACTTCTCTTTATTCATGTCAGCCACAACAACGTCATAATTTGTTTTATACTTTTTACTTTTACTTATTGCCCATCGTTTGGCTTCTTCATAGCAAGGATAAAAATATATTCCGTGACCAAGCCAATGATCATCACTATCTCTGCGCTTCGGATCAATAAATCCATTGTCAACTATGTCAAAAGCCCATTCTTTCAATGTACCATGAAATACATTTATATAATTAAATTTCAAAAAATCACCTTGCTTTTAAGCAGACTGTATAACTCTAAAACTAATTATATTATATCATGCTTGTCAAGTACTATCAATTGATATTAAATTACAAAAGTTACGAATTGGATACAAAATGTAGTGACACTATAATATTCAACTTTTTTAAAGTCCGCCCCTCCAAGCTTCAAAAAGTTATACCCACTCTAAAACAGTCTAAATATGCCGTTTCAGCACAAGTAATACATTTCAATGCTTGACGTTTTGCGTACACGAATTATACACGATAAAGCTGAATTGTAAATATATGCTTGTGAAATGCGGAACAAATGAAACGGCTT